CAAAGAAAATATGAACATCCAGAATTTCTTAAAAACAAATAATATTAATGGGTTTCATAATAACGGCGGGACTGATAAGAACACTGAACACTCCTACTGCGATATCTATCAGAGTTTCTTTAATAGATTTATTCCTGCGGATTTTCCTTCTAACATCTTAGAGATAGGCACATATAAAGGAGGGTGGGCATACACAATGCACCAACTTCTGCCTAACTCTATGATCTACACAATAGACATCGAAGATAACTTTGATAAAATGCACGCTTCTAAAATGGCGGAACGGTTTGTTCCTAAACTCGCTGACGCTTATAATAAAGAAGTTGTATCTTCCTTTGGTGATATTAAATTTGATCTTATTATCGAAGACGGTCCTCATACCTTTGAAACACAGAAGTGGGCTATAAAGAACTACGTGGATCTTCTTAAAGAAGAAGGATTGATGTTGATCGAAGACGTCAGAAAAGAAGAAGTTAATGAACTGTTAGAAGCAGTTCGCGCTGGTTACAATACGAGAGAGTTCGACCTTAGAAATAACAAAGGGAGGTGGGACGACATTATCATTGCTATCTCGAAAAGAGAACTTGGATGAAACTCGCTTACTGTTTAAACGTTTACGAAAACGAAAAAAGTTTAAGAAAAAACATTCAGATCATAAATGATAGTTTTAATAATCCACCGATATTTGTTGCTTCTAATGGAATAATAGTAAAAGACCTTCCTCCAAACGTTCAGTTTAAGCATTGGGGAGCTAATCAAGGTTGGCAGTTGGGTGCTTTAAATTCTACTTTGCAGGCTCTTAAAATGGCAGCAGAGAGTTTAGTGGACCCAGAGAACTATAATTTGATTTTTTGTCATGATGATGTATATCCTTGTGGTTTGTATAAGATAAATCATCTGCTCTCTTTATTATCTCAATACGACTTAATTGTTAGAAAACATACAGGTAGGTGGACTAATAATGATCCTCTTTGCCCTTATTATATGCTAGAAGATTTTATGCTTTCTGGCAGAGTTCTAAATAAGTTCAGAGATATTCCTGTTGTTCGTTGGTTAAATTATTCCGCCGAAGAAACGTTTGGTGGTATCTTATATGAGATGAAATTACATACAATGGAGATTTGTTTCTCAACAGGTTCTATTGCTCTCGCTGAAAATGAAATGGGGTTTTATCATGAAAATTATAAGTCCTGATCCTAATTACACAGGCTGGGAAATAGCACCCGAGTGTTTAGTTAAGATACAAGAGATAATCAAAGAAAAACAATTCAAGAAACTTGATATAGTAGAATTTGGTTCTGGTAAGTCGACCGAGACAATTTCTAGATTTAAACAAGAAAATAATATTCCAGGTGTAATTGATTCCTTTGATGCTGATCTAACTTATGCACATCCATTAGCAAAGATTAGACAGATTAAATCCTACGACGGAAGACCAATTCAATTTGGAAACGATTATTCTTTCTACGACCTTGAAGAAGGTGATTTAACTTCTTTGGAATACAATCTTGTTGTATTAGACGGTCATCACGGCCACGGTAGAAGTGTTGCTTGGTCGTACTTAAAAGGAAGATTAGCGAACGGATGTATTGTTCTGATAGATGACTTCGATCATTATCCTTTTGAACAAGATTTCTTAAAAGTTTTTCCAGGATCAATTTTATTAGATAAACATCACGAGCACGATAAGAGGTGGTTAATTTATGAAGTTGTTTAATGAAGAGATTATAAAATTCTATGAGATGTTAAAGAGCGATAAGAAGTTTTCTATCGCTCGTTATGGCGACGGCGAGATGATCGCGATGCGAGGAGAAACAATCTCTTCTGGTTACGGTGAATGGAATACCAACGGAGAAGATCCGCGTTATTCGATTGCCAGAGAATATCTAGAAACCTCTTTTAAGTTTAAAGATCCAGGGTATTATGTTGGTATTGTCTGCCCTTGTTGCCAAGGAATGGATAACTTTAACAAGATGAAACAAGAGTCAGGACAAGAAGACTCTCAGTTGACTTATGCTAATATTTTTGTAAACTCGAACTACGAATTCTTTGTCCAGAACTTTATTCCTCTGTTTACAAATAAGCAGGTAGTCTTAGTTGCGAACAAAACTTCACAAGTTCAGAACTTACCTTTTTCTGGTGGGTTCATTCCTGTGGAGTACGACGCATGGGTGAAAAACTTGGATCTAGTTGATATTTTAGAACGATCTAATACAACGGATAAGCTGTATCTTTTCGCTTGTGGCCCTTTAGGAAAGATCCTCGCACAGCGCCTATGGGCTGTTAATAAGAACAATACTTACTTGGATATTGGTTCCACTCTGCACCCTTGGTTGCGATCGGATATAAATATAAGGGGTTACTACACAACAGACCCTTTCTGGAAAACTAAAATTTGTAATTGGGGTTGATAATGAACGACATCACAGTAGTATTGAATGGATACCGAAGGCCGCAGAATCTACAGAAACAAGTAGATGCTGTCTTAAACCAAACCGTAAAACCAACTGATATTTTTTACTGGCAGAACTCGATGCCTGGAGTTGAATACGACATTCAAACAGCAAACTCCAACTGTGTCTCTGCCTTTTCCTCAGTAAACTTTGGCGTTTGGGCGAGATTTGCCTTTGCCTTAAACGCAAGAACAAACTGGGTTTGTGTTTTTGATGACGATACAATCCCAGGAACTAAGTGGTTCGAGAACTGCCTAGAAACTTACAAAACCAACCCAGGTTTACTCGGAACGATCGGTGTGATCTTTAACCACGCTGACTATGGTGCAGAACGCAGAGTAGGATGGGATAATCCAAACGAAACAGTAGAAAAGGTTGACATCGTTGGTCACAGCTGGTTCTTCCACCGCGATATGTTGTCGGTTCTTTGGAGAGAACTTCCTCCTATTGATCATGCCTATCACGTTGGAGAAGACATTCACTTCTCTCACATGATCCAGAAGTATACACCCTATGCTACTTGGGTCCCGCCTCATCCTGTTTCTGATAAGGAAATGTGGGGATCTCTAGAAGGTTGGAGATTAGGTGGTGATGCTGTAGCAACTGCAGGTAACGGAGGTATTCCAGCAATGGCTAAGTACCTTCGTAGAGCATATGACAATGGCTTTCAATTTGTACTAGGTGATAAGGTTCAAAAATACTAATGAAAAAAGTTCTATTCTACACCCAAAACCGCTGGGCATACGGCAGCATACATCATGGGCTTTGTAAAGAACTATACAAGCACGGTATTCTAGCTAATCTTTTAGACTGGCGTTTAGAAATAACTCCTCAGGAATGGCAACTCTTGAATGAGTCCTATGACTTATTTGTTACTAATCCTGAAGCAGTTTTAGCTCTGGCTAACTGCGGAATCCCGTTAAAAAAGATAGCCACTGTTGCGCACGGTCAGTGGGATATGCTCTTGGCTCAAAAAGAATCAAATAATCTGGACTTCTATCCTCATCTGTATAAGTTCGGCGTTGTTTCAAACATTCTAAAACAGAAGTCAGAAGAGTTTAATATCTCAGTTAGAACACCTGATGTAGTGAAGTTTGGTGTTCACTTTGATATGTTTTATCGCAAGCCTTCAGATAGACTACAAAATATTGGCTACGGTGGAGCTAGAACTACTCAGAATTTTTTTGGTATAGAAATTAAACGAGCACACCTTGTTTCTTCCGTGATTCAACAAACCCCGCTAAAAACAGTTGATCACAACTTCTATAACTGGTTATGCATGCCCGCATACTATGCAAAATTAGACGCGCTAGCTGTTTCTTCTATCGAAGAATCTGCTGGTTTACCTTCTATGGAAGCGGCTGCGGCTGGTCGTTTAGTTCTTTCTACTCCTGTCGGGTACTTTGAAGAACACGGACCTAAAGGCGGTGGTGTTGTACTTCCGTTACCAGAAGAAGAATACTGTAAATCATTGTACGAGAATCTAGCTCACTTCTATAATAACCCAGAAGAATATAAAAAGAAGTGTATCCAGATTCAAGACTATGCCAGAGAACATTATGACTGGTCTAAGCATATTGAAGGTTGGGTCAACTTCTTGTCATGAAACTAGCTTTTGTATTTTTGAAAAAATTACAGAGATTATCAAGATTGTGCCTCTTATTCTGAAGTCACAAATAATACAAATATTTCTTTTACAGAAAACTTTTCTTTTACGATAAGAATATTAGTAATATTAGTCGCAGCATAAATATTAAATATGAGCGACCAGAAATTAACACAAGTGTTTGATTTAACTCCAACACAACCGTCAGAGATTGTTCTTACACCTGTCGCTGATAATAACGAAGAAGATATTAAAAAAGCCAGAGAAGTTCATCATGATCTTTTAAATAAATCAAAGGACGCTCTGGATAACCTCTTGGATTTCGCTAAAGCATCAGAATCACCGAGGGCATACGAGGTAGTATCTAACCTTATAAAGACTACATCGGAAGTGGCGAAGACCTTAGTTGAGTTGAACAATTCGAAGAAAGAAGAGCCTAAGACGCAGAACAACACTCAGAACAATATATTTGTGGGTTCTACTGCTGAGCTTCAACAGCTGATAAAAAATGGCAAACTTGATAGAGAATAAAAAGCCATATTACTTAAATCCTCTAATTAAGAAAACTGATTTACCAGAGAACTACACAGAGGATCAAGTAAAAGAATATCTGCGTTGTTCCCAAGACCCTGTATACTTCATTGAAAAATACGTCAAGATCAATTCACTCGACGAAGGCTTTATTCCTTTTAAGTTACGCGGATATCAGAAAAGTTTGATTGAGGCTTTCCACAGAGAAAGAAGAGTAATCCTTCTATCACCTAGACAGTCAGGTAAAACAATTACTTCTGCGGCCTATGTGCTATGGTATGTATTTTTCAACCCAGACAAAACCGTAGCTATCTTAGCAAACAAGGCTCCTATTGCCAGAGAAATCCTAGCAAGAATTGTTGCTGCTTACGAGACTATCCCGTTTTTCTTACAACCAGGTGCTAAGGTATTAAATAAAGGTTCTATTGAGTTGGGGAACAAATCAAGAATTATTGCTTCGGCCACATCCTCAACAGCAATCAGAGGTTATTCAATCAACCTTCTTCTGTTAGACGAATTCGCCTTCGTTGAAAACGCTGAAGAATTCTTTAAAAGTACGTTTCCGACTATCTCTTCAGGTAAGGAAACGAAGATTGTTATCTCATCAACTCCGAATGGTTTAAATCTATTTTACAAACTCTTCACAGAAGCACAAGCGAAGAAGAACGAGTTCTATCCATTTAATATTGAATGGCATCAAGTTCCAGGTAGAGATGAGAAGTGGAAAAAAGAACAAGAAGAAATCTTAGGAGAACACGGATTCAGGCAGGAATACGGTAACGAGTTCTTGGGTTCTTCCAACACACTTATTTCTGCAACAGGACTGAGAGAATTAGTAGCAGCACCTGTTATAAAACCAGATCAGAAATCTACGCAAGTTCATCCACCGTCTCACGATAGAGCCTATGCTTGTATGGTAGACGTAGCTGGAGGAAATCTTGGCGATTATTCGGCAATAACTGTCGTCGATATTACAGACAATAAATACAAAGTAGCGTACACGTGGAAGTGTAATCAAACTAGACCATATGATCTCCCACAAAAAATTGTAGAGATTTGTAATCGTTACAACAAGGCTTATTTGATTATCGAGAGAAACGCTATGGGTTCAGGTGTAGCGGACCTTTGTTGGAATGATTATGAATACGACAACATAGCTTCTACGTCGATTGACGGAAAGAAACAGGTCGTCTCATCAGGATTCTCGAGGTCATCTTTGCTTGGTGTGGAAATGACGAAGACGGTAAAAAAGATTGGTTGTACAGTTCTAAAAGGATTAATCGAAGAAAAGAAACTCACGGATTTGACTGAAGAGCAGATCTTAGAGCTTTCAAATTTTATTGCTAAGAACGGGTCGTTTATGGCTTCCAATGGAAACAACGACGATCTTACTATTAATTTGGTTATGTTTGGTTGGTTAACAACCCAGATGTATTTCAAGGAGTTAATCGGGATACCTGGAGGATTGGTTATAGAACCAGATAGTCCTCCTTCCTTAGTTGGTATAAATGGTCTCGACGAAGCTTCAGAAGACGTGACTTGGCTGCTTTCTTGAAAATAGCAATTTTATAAATAATGGTTGTATATTAAATCTTTACTATTCATCTAAGGAGAAAAAACATGGCATTTCAAGTAAGCCCAGGAGTAAACATAAGCGAGATCGACCTAACAACGGTCGTCCCTGCCGTTGCAACTTCAGTCGGTGCAATCGCTGGACCATTTCAATGGGGACCAGTAAAAGAAATTAAGACAATCGCTAATGAAGTCGAACTGGTTGAAATGTTTGGTAAGCCAAACAACGACACGGCCAATAACTTCTTTTCAGCTGCAAACTTCCTCTCATACAGCGGCAATCTAAAGGTTGTCAGAGTTGTAGGCTCTGGTGCATTAAATGCATCAACAGGTGCAACAGGCTTCCTAGTAGAAAACGAAACAGACTATGAACAGAATCATTATTCTGGTATTTCAGGAACAACTTGGATTGCCAGGTGTCCTGGTGCACTCGGAAACTCCTTGAAAGTATCTATTGCTGATGCCGCAACATACAGCACCTGGACCTACAAGAATAATTTTCAAACAGCACCTGGGACATCAAATTACGCTGCCAAGACTAACTCCTATGCCAATGACGAAATCCATATTATAGTTATTGACGAAGACGGTCAGTTTACTGGAACAGCTGGAACAATTTTAGAAAAATATGCTTTCGTTTCAAAGGCATCAGATGCTAAAACCGAGACAGGCGAAGGCAACTACTATAAAGATGTAATTAACAAGAAGTCACAGTATATCTGGTGGGGCAATCATACAGCCGCCGTTAGTGCAACTGGTACTGCTTGGGGTTCAGTAATTCCTGGGGCCACTGGTTTTAAGGGTGCAACTGGTCCTATCGAAGAATCTCTTAATATCGGTGTAGATGCTAATTCACCTACTTCTGGTGATATTACAAATGGTTACGATCTGTTCCTATCAGAATCAGTTGACGCAAATTTAATTATTGCTGCAGATAATGGAGCTACAACTGTTAAACACCTTGTTCAGAACATCGCTGAAGTTAAGAAAGATTGTGTTGTATTCTTCTCTCCGCTCAAGGCTGATGTAGTAGACAATGTTGGTTCTGAAGCAGCTGATCTCGTAACCTATTCACAAAGTACCGTAAATGTCAACTCTTCATACGCTTTCATGGACGGTAACTGGAAGTATCAGTATGACAAGTACAACGACGTTTATCGTTGGATTCCAAGCAACGGCGATGTAGCTGGTCTCTGTGCTCGCACTGATCAAACAAATGATCCTTGGTTCTCGCCAGCTGGTTATAACCGTGGTGTAATCAAGAACGTTACAAGGATTGCTTGGGACGCTACAAAGGCAGAACGCGACACGATCTATCAAGCTGGTGTCAATCCGATTATCTCTCAGCCAGGAGTTGGAACTGTTCTATTTGGTGATAAAACAGCTCTGGCTAAACCTTCTGCTTTTGACAGAATCAATGTTCGTAGATTGTTCATTGTTCTTGAAAAGGCGATTGCAACTGCTGCTAAGTTCTCTCTCTTCGAACTAAACGACGAATTTACACGTGCTCAGTTCGTTGGTCTAGTTGAACCTTTTCTACGAGATGTAAAGGGCAGACGCGGTATTATTGACTTTAAGGTTGTTTGTGACGAAACAAACAATACTGGGCAGGTCATTGATACCAACTCGTTTGTTGGTGATATCTATATCAAGCCAGCGCGCTCGATCAATTTTATCCAGCTAAACTTTATCGCTGTTAGAACAGGCGTTGAATTTAGTGAAATCGTTGGAAAGTTTTAAGGTTCGGGGGAGTTTTTACTCCCCCACAACCTTTATAAATATCTAAGAGATAAGAGGAAACAACAATGGCATTTAATCTACAAAACTTTAAAGGAGCTCTAATCGGAGAAGGCGCAAGACCAACTCTGTTTGAAGCGTTTATCAACTTTCCAGACGGCGGTTTAGCAGATCGTAACTTCTCGTTTACCTGCCGCGCCGCTCAGCTACCTGGTAAGACAATTGGTGTGATCGAAGTACCATACTTTGGTCGTAAGGTTAAGGTTGCTGGCGACCAGACATTTGCTGAATGGACAGTCACTGTAATCAACGACGAATCGTTTATTACAAGAAATGCATTTGAGAGATGGATGAGTAGTATCAACCAACACGCTGGAAACATCAGAACAAATCCTGATTATACAGCTAATGCTGATGTAACACAATTCGCTAAAGACGGAATACCGATTAAGATTTATAGATTTATTGGTATGTTCCCAACTGACCTGGCAGCAATTGATGTGGCTTGGGATACAAACGATGCTCTTGAAGAGTATACCGTTACATTACAATATCAGTGGTGGGAAACAATAGATACAACAGACAGATCTTAGTTTGATAGGACAAATTCATGGCCTTTGATTTCTTTGGTTTTAGTATAGTTAAGAAAGAAGTACCACAGGAGGAGACACCGTCAATAAACAATGTTGTTCCTCCTGTGGACACGGAAGGTTCAATTGTTTCGAGCGGCGGTTATTTCGGAACACATTACAACCTTGAGTTTTCTTCAACTAACGAAAACCTACTCATCAATAAATATCGCGAAATCTCCCTGCAGCCTGAAGTAGAATCAGCTGTAGACGAAATCGTTAACGAAGCTATTGCCGCAGTTGACGACGAAGCTCCAGTTGAAGTTAACCTCGATCAAGTAAAGTATTCAGACGAGATCAAGGGTTTGATTAGAGAAGAATTTGAAAATGTTCTTTCTCTTTTAAACTTTAGAGAAAACGCTTATGAAATCTTCAAGCGTTGGTATGTAGATGGTAGAATTCAGTATTATATTGCTATTGATACGAAGAGTCCTGAAAAGGGTATTCAAGAGTTGTCCTATATGGACCCAAGAAAGCTCAAGAAGATCAAGGAAGTTCATCGTAAGAGAAACAAGAGAGGCGTTGAGATCATTGACAATGTAGAAGAGTTTTATATCTACAACGATCAACAATCTCTTAAGATTCCTAATGACTCGATCGCTTCTGTTACCTCTGGGTTGGTTGATGATAAGAATAATATTGTAGTTCTTTCTTATCTACATAAGGCTATTAAGCCATTGAACCAGCTTAGAATGCTTGAAGATTCAACTGTTATCTATAGGCTATCGCGTGCACCTGAACGAAGAATTTTTTACGTTGATGTAGGTAATCTTCCAAAGGTAAAGGCCGAACAATATCTAAACGAA